AGGCGGAATTAAATCCGCCTGTTACCTAATCATCAATGCATTCGACATCAGTTACTTCCCAAATATCGCCGTAAATAGTATCATAATATTCACCCTCGCCATTACGATACTTTTCAGCGGCTTCTTCTGGTGAGTCAGCTTCAATACTATAACCAATTTCCGCATCTTGTTTACACCAAACTACATACATACTCATTTTTTAATTCTCCTTTATTTTCATACATTTTGCAATATTCTCATCAAGCAACACAATATCATTATCAGTTTCATATAACTTTTCGATTGCGTTCAAATCTTCGCCGTACCACTTGGCGATTTTACCTGCGGCATCTGCATAGTCCTCAGCATATACAAAACCGCTGTCAAACTGTTCTCCATCTTCAAAAACATCGTAATAAGAAACCTTAAATCTGAAAAAACTCATTTTTTATACCTCTCTTTCTCACTAATTTGCGTCTATGATTGTTGGTGCATCTGTTACCAAACAACGGATTACATTATCATCTTTTATTACAAGTCCAGTCTGTTCGAATTTAGTTATTTTATTCTCATCAATCAATCTTCCGTGTCCTTTAGGAAGTGGCGTACCGTTCTTAATTGCTCTTGCAATAACACTCGCGGCACATAGCATATCCGCTTTTGCGTTTATATACATCTGTTCTGGTATATTAATTACAATCTGCATTTGCTATTCCTCTCTTTCATTTGATAAGTTAATTATAATACTTTTCACACTCTTTGTCAAGTATTTTTTGAAAATCTTTTTTACTTTTTGCGCGGGATTGGTGTTTGGGCGTATCGAACATACGTTCTCCCGTATTAAAACCATTCATCTTCCGCATTTCTTTTTGTTTCTGTTGCCAAGCCTTTTTAGTCATAGATTTTTTATCGTACATTTTCTAATTCCTCTAACTTTCTTCTGTATTCTGTATACACACTGTCAATTTCATCATAGGATACATCACTTGCGGTTTGCACAAACAGAGCAACACCTAAACATCTTTGAATTGCACCATCTACAACTTTTTTCGGTGTAGTCCACTTATATCCACAAGCAATACGAGCGTCATTGTATTCCATTTCAAAGAAATCTTTTGCTTTATCTAACATTTTGTTTACCTCTCTTTCTATAAATACTATACCATACTTTTTATCTAATGTCAAGCATTTTTTAAAAAATTTTCGCCCGGGCGCCCGTAACACCTGTTATTTTATTCAAAAATATAAAAAAATAGGCGATTTTTTATTAAAATCGCCTACAATTTGTTATTTTTTCTTAGGTCTTTGCTCAACAATGTCAATTTTGAAAATTTTTCCATCAATTTTGACAGAAATCAACTTATTTTCAGTTAAAACATTGACATTTTGAAAATCATTTTGTAAGCCGCCAAGAATATACTTGAATAACATCTGTTTTTCTTCGGATACTTTGACGGTGCGGGGTTTGGGTGATTTCCGCTTGGAACTAACCTTTTCTCGAACAGCCGTTCCCGCCTTTGAATTTAATTGCATCTGTTCTTCATTCTCATCAAGTCCTCGGTCTGTGAGCCATACATCGACGGCCATCGCACGATTGATTTTTAACTTGTCCTGTAACGCTTGCAATTCATCATTAGGGATAGAATAGGTTTTACCGTTCTTTGTGTAAGTCATTTTCATCACCTCTTGTTGCGGCAAGGGGCGGAGAATACCGCCCCGACATCAGTTACCGCTTTAATTAGACAGCGGAGAAGTAGGCAACATTGTGCTCAACCTCACGGACAACCAGACCGTCCTTTACAAGCTGAGTAAGGAGAGCCGACACGTGGGGGATAGAAGTGTCAAAAGCCTTAGCGACATCACCAGCCTTAACACGCTCGGTCTGGTTAGCAAGGAAGTCTACAATCTCTACCTTAAGGGCAGCGTTAGCTTCCTGCTTTGCGGTCGCTTTCTTATTAGCGGCTTTCTTGTCAAGAACCTCGACACGACCGTCAATGAACTCTGCTAAATCCTCACGCTCGATAGAGCGAAGAACCTCTGCAACCTCGAGAAACTGATCCTTAATAGTAACTTTGTTTGCCATAAGCAATACCACCTTTCTGTTGTTTGAAATGTTTTTTGTTCTTTTGATATATTTATTATATCATTTTTTTTATAAGTTGTCAAGAAGTTTTTGAAAAAATTTGCAACTTTTTTCATTAAGTGAATTTGGAGAGTTTCCGTTTTATACCCTGTCGACTGGGTTTCTGTCTACACTACTTACTTTTCGCTTAACAATAACCTCTTGACTTCTTATATATTTATTATATCATAAGATTTAGGAAATGTCAATAGATTTTTTAGTCTTTTCCAAGAAATTTTGTACTATTATCATTACTGATGTAGGGCGATTACTGCAGATACCGCCAATCCTTGGCTTTTCCTTTATCTTATGTATAAATTATAACATAATTTTTTTGAAATTGCAAGTATTTTTTTTGAAAAAAATGCACAAATTATGGGAAATAAATTTGTGCAATTTTTTTTGAAAATTTGCTTGACAAAATGTGCGGGGTGTGGTATAATAGAAAATTCGGCGTTTTTGCGCGCAAAAACGCTCCGCCAAATAGAAAGAGAGGCGGGATTTCTCCCGCCTACTTCTCAAGGTAACAATTTTTCTCTAATATCATCATTACGCAACAGCTTACCGCAACCAAGCGCTTCGAGATAAATAATAGCAATTAAATCTTCGCCATAGCACTCTTCAATCTGTGCGGCGGCGTCTGCGTAACTTTCTGCCCTTAAGAATCCGCCATCAGATTCTTTACCATCAAAACCGCACCATTCTACTGAATACTGATAAAAATCTAATTCTCCCATTTTTATACCTCTCTTTCTTTTGATATATTTATTATATATTATTTTTTATTTTTTGTCAATAGCGATTTATTTTAATCTTTTTAAGACATCTGAATGATTTTCCATTAGTTTTTGAAGATATATTGTGCAATATACACTCCACAAATCATCAGATATTTCTTTATTAAGATATTTTTGACGCATTTTGTGATAGCTATTTGCAGAAAAATCAAAATCTGTTTGTGCGTGAATTTTTCTCATTTTTTATATCTCTCTTTCATTTTTATAAATAGGGAAGATAGGATTCGAACCTATACACTCCGTGTTTTTCAACCGTCGCCGTCTGCCCTTTGCGCCACTTCCCTTTGATATATTTATTATACCATAGGGGTGACTATTTGTCAACCCCTAATTTCATTTTTTTCATAAAACTCATACAAGGCACTTTCACAAGCACAAATCAGCTTATTTACCGCAAGCGGATTCTCTTTGATGTAGTTTGCCGCCCATTGAGTAGCCATCAGTTCTTCGGGAAGATTGTAATACTGATAATGCAATCTTTTCTTTGCTTCGTAGTCATCTTCCGCGCACTCTCTAAGTTCCTGTTCGATTCTCTCTTTTTCTTCCCAACAGAAATCCGCAACAGCACCCTCATCAGTTTCTTCATTTGCAAGGTGGTGTCCTACTTCGTGTAAAAGTAAAGCAACAAAATGGTCGATGTGAACGAATCCGAATCTATCCTTGATAAATTCTTCTAAGAAATTATCGCCATCGCTATTATAAGCAACAACAGGAAAAGTAACAAGTTCCTGTTCCCAATAGTATGCAAAATCATCAGCAGCTTCCGCTCTTACATTAAATGCAGAAAGTGCTTCGGTCATTTTTCTATTCAGTTCATTAAGTCCTTTTAACTCAGCCATTTTGTTTACCTCTCTTTCTATAAATACTATATCATATTTTTATTTATTTGTCAAGCACTTTTTTAAATTTTTTGCGGGGCCCGGGCGCGAGAAAGAGAGGCGGTATTTCTACCGCCTACTATTTAATACACTTTTATATTTAATACATCAGCAAATGTACGAATTACATTTTCCCAGATTGTATCATTTTCTGCATATTCTTCAAGCATTTCTTCGGTTACTTCATCGGGTAGGCCATAACAATACCAATAATCAAGCAATTCTTCATCACCAAGAGCCAGTACATAGGAATTCATCCCGCCCATAATGTTCATTCGCAACTGTTTAATTTCATTCATCTTTGATTTACCTCTCTTTCATTTTCTATATTTATTATAACATATTTTTTATTGTTTGTCAATAACTAAGTTTCCATTATTATCAAATCTCGGCGCAATACTACAGCCATATCCGCTACCATAAACCCAATAATGAACACCGTCTGGACTAATCCATTCTTTTTGTCCATGAGATTTTTCTTGATAGTTAGCTAATAAAAATAATGCGATAGTACCAAAAATGATTACAATTATAAGCATTATTAAGTTTTCTTTTACTTCACTCATCATTTCTCATTCTTCCTCACTTTCGCCACAAGATAAGTATAGGTTTCAAGGTCACGGATCGTCCACCGCCTAAAGTTACAGATTTTTTCTGTGCCCTGTTTAATAAGAGCTTTGCGATCGGTGGTAGAACTAAGGTCATACACCTTTGCCGTCCGCACGATACAAGCAACAGGGCGATACTTTCCATTCTTTGCAAACAGGGTTACTTGATATTCATTCATCATAGCAGTTTACCTCTCTTTCTATAAATACTATATCATATTTTCTTTTGTTTGTCAACACTTTTTTCAAAATTTTTTTAATTTTTTGCGACCCGGGCCCTACCCTGTTAGATTCCTAACAGGGCAAGTAAATCATCAATGATGTTTTTGTTTGCATCAATGGTATCTCCAAGAGTCCAACCATCACGGATTTTCTTGTTATCATCTACAAGAACTTGAAAGCCGCCAAGCCCGCGAGTGCAATTAGCTTTTGTAGTTCCATACTTTACGAGGTGAACCTCATCATAAGGGAAATTATATTTGTCAAGCCAAGCAAGTTTTGCCTTGCGAACCGCATCATCATATTCTGCGGTAGCACCTTTGGAAAGCCAAGTGGTAACGGCAATCCGCCAGCCTTGCATTTTGAGCGTTTCAAGAATGATTTTCAACATACCCATATCATACATAGGCTTTGCTACTTTGTAGGGCGTATCATCATAAGCACGAAGCATCGGAAGCCAGTCTTTTACTCCATACAGGTCTGCAATAGTTCCGTCCATATCAAATACTAAGATTTTATTTGCCATTTTGTTTACCTCTCTTTCTGAATATAGTATATCACTTTCGGGATTGAATTGCAATAGTCAAATTGCACAAAATTCGGGGGTAAAATTTGTATAGGTTGTCTATTGACGAAAATTTGGCGCGCACCGACCGGATGCGCGCCAACAAAAAGGCTACCCCATAGGGATAGCCTGTAAGAAAGAGGGAAACAAAACTTTTTAAGATATAAAATGCGCCCTGTGGGACTTGAACCCACGACCCTACGATTAAAAGTCGTATGCTCTACCAACTGAGCTAAGGGCGCGGAATCCCCCTTACTTTACAAGGGGAGAGGCAACCTTGCCATTGGGGAAGATTACATTCCCCATTACAACCTTGAAGCCTTTGGCTTCACAACGCGCGCGGAAGATGGGTGAAGTCTCCCACTTGGTGATAAATTCAGCACGGGTGTTCGGGCATTCGCTACGCTTTACACTTCTCATTTTACTTATCTCCTTTCGGTGGTCTGTGCTTGGTTAACTTGATGGTATAGCTGTTACCGTTGTAAATGAACGATAATTCAGTTTCAGTTTTTACAGACAAGTTTTCTGCTCCCCAACTCTCAACAACAGGGATTAAGTTTTTAAGCATTTCGCCCTTTTCCGCGTCAACTTTTCTTTCGCGCGGTGCGCGTTTCTTTTTCTTTCCCTCTACGCGCTCTTTGGAGTTGGTGGCTCTTGCCTTTTCGGTCATTTCCTCGCCCTCATCTCCGATAAAATCTTCCGCGTCATCTTCGATAAGCTGGAGGGCTTCCTCTTTGGAAATTCCCAACTTTTCCATATAAGTTTTTACAAGTTCATCTTTCTTCATCTTATAATCTCCCTTGCGGTGGGGGGTAGTTTCAGAACCCTACCCCCAACGACTTGTTACTCTTAGGCGGAGAAGTAAGCAATCTTATGCTCGGCTTCACGCTTAATCGCGCCATCCTTTACTGCCTTAGTCAGCAAAGCGGAAATGTGAGTGGTGGAAGTATCAAACACCTTTGCCAACTCGCCTGCGCGGTAGCGACCCTCATTCTCATTCAGATACGCAACAATCTTTTCGGTCAAAGCCGCGTTCGCAATCTGCTTTTCAGTAGCCTTCTTATTCTCGGACTTCTTGTCCAGAACGGCGATACGACCCTCGATAAACTCTGCAAGGTCTGCGCGGTCAATACCCTTGAGAACCTCTGCTACCTCAGTGAACTGCTCCTTGATGGTGACTTTCTTTGCCATAATGTAATACCTACCTTTCGTTTGTGAATTTGTTTTTTGTTTTCTTTTGATATATTTATTATATCATTTTTTTATTCAGTTGTCAAGTATTTTTTTTATTTTTTTTGAAGTTTTTTTCTTCGTGGAATTGACTGAAATGGGTTTGCTCTTAATGCCTTGCAAGTAGTACACAACAGAGGAGTTTTCCACACCTACTATTAAGTCGTTTCCTTTATTTGATATATTTATTATATCATATTTTTTTTAATGTGTCAAGGGTTTTTTGAAATTTTTTTTAATTTTTTTCTTGCGGGGTTCCGAACCCCTGTCCCCTTGACATTATTAAGTATAGCACACCCGCCCGCGGATTACAATAGGCAAAGTGTACAAAATTGGGAAAAATTTTTGTGCACTTTTTCACTAATTTTCACTTGACAAAATGTGGGGGAGTATGGTATAATGGTAATTCGGCGCTCGGACGACCAAAGGGCGGCCATCCTCGCGCCGGCAAAAAACAGGTGTTATTTAATTAGGTAAAAAATAGTGGGGTTATAAAATCGGGCGTGAGGGCACTGGCAAGCGGTTTTGCCCTAACCGTCAAGCCAAGTGGGGCAATCCCTATTTTACCACCCGATTTTATAACCCCACTATTTGTGGGGGGAGTTAGATTTTTACACGGCGCTCCCACTGTAAGGGGTCACAACCCTTTTTATCATCTTCGGGGATTGTTTCAAGGGTTTCCTCTACTTTCCAACCGCCAAGCCTAAGTTCGTTAGCCTGTGCCATAGAGTTTACCTTTACAGTAGAACCAGCCTTGTTACAAACATAAACCAATTTTCTCATTTTGATTACCTCTCTTTCATTTTCTAAATTTATTATAACATATTTTTTTTAAGTTGTCAAGCCTTTTTTACAAAAAGATTAAAAATTATCAGCCCGATAGTAATTGCAAGACAGGCGCACTCTTTCACCTTGTCCGCGGCGGGTCTCTTCAACTTAAAATTTCGAGTAGTGGCAAGAATATTTGCCGCAAGATAAACACCCTGACCCAGATAAAAATTTACACCTACGGTACACTGACCCACGATCAAAAGTACCAGAACCACAAACTGTAAGTTTTCAAAAAATTCTCTTTTCTTTCTATTCATTCTTTTTACCTCTCTTTCTATATCTAATATATCACATTTTCTTTTGTTTGTCAAGGGGTATTTTAAAATTTTTTTGGGGCCCGGGCCCTCGCGGGCGACCTTAAGCAAAGGCCGTCCGCAATGCCATTTCCTTTCTTTTGCGCTGTGGCAACCGCCAACACGCATTATAAATTTTTGTGTCCATCTTTTTATGCGTTGCGTAGCATTTCGCCATAATTGCAACTTCGATTTTCACATCTTCTAAGCCTGTATGACTTTCGATAAAATCAACCTCTTTCGTCAAAAACTTGTATGCACTTTCCGCACTTGTTAAAATATTATCCGCAGGACTAACCAAACCATTTTTCTCTGCAAAGTCAATGTATGTTTTCGTGTTTAACAAAGTCTGACAAGCCATAGACCAGATACAAAAAAATTCAGTACCAAAAGGAAAGAACCAACGGCAAAAACTTTTTGTTGCGTAGCGCAAAACATTGTTTAATGCTCTCTTGTCAAAACCCATATTGTAAGCACCGACTTTCTTGACCTTGTAGGTTTTCATATCCTCAAGGATAATTTTTCTAATATTGCGGAGGGTTTTAATTTCACGCTTGCCATTTTCAATATCTCGCCAGTATTGCGGAATCTTATCGGCATAGTAGGCGGATTTCATCACATCACGCATATCCAAAAAAGTTTCCGCTACAATGAACGAACGCTCAAGATAAATTTTTCCCGACCTATCACAAATTGCGTAACCAATGTCGTAGGGTAAAGGCTGTTCGATACTATTGCAAGTTTCAGTATCAATCACCAACAGTTTTTCAGTAGTTCTCATTTGTTATGTAACCTCTCTTTCATTTCATTTGATAATACAAGTATACACCATAAGCATAATTTTGTCAAGCGGTAAATGAAAAAAATAATAAAAAAAATTGCACAAATTTTCATAAAAAGTTTGTGCAATTTGCCTATTGACATTTTGGGATCTGGCCCCGGTAAAAAAAATTAAAAAAACCACTTGACAAATAGCTAAAACTGTGGTACAATAAACAATTCGGACCGCGGCGATTGGAGGGCGACCGGCCGCGGCCCGCCGGTCACTCTTCAAAGTTTTCTGAGCCGAAAAACTCCACCAATTCAAAAAATTCCTCTGTGGAATTGCAATCCAGCTCCATGCCGTTGATTTCACAGCACAGCTCACCACAGGCTTCAAAAAAGATGCCGTTAGGCGTTTCCGCAAGCACTGTAAAATTATGCTTTATAAATTCTCTATGGCTCATATAATTACCTCTCTTTCACCTGTACTATTGTATCATATAGGGTTGACTTTTGTCAACCCTTTTTCAGCTTGTTCAGATACTTTTCGTTGACAAGCGTTGCGCTGTCAAGCTTAATCTGGACTTCCTTGCCATTCAGTGTAATGTCGCCCGACACATTGAAGGGAACACGGTCTTTTTCCCATTCCTGTGAAAAGTATTCGGTCACGGCTTTCTCAAAATTTTCGCCCTTGTTATACTTTCCACCATCAAGGATCTCAGCCGACCCCAGACAAACAGGGTTCTTACGCATAAGGCTTTCCTTTAATTCCTTGCGAATCCGAAGTCTGAGGTTGTCCCCCTGATTACGGCTTGCCTGTTCTACCTTAAGGAAACGAGGAGCGATTTCCGCCATTTCGGAAAAGTACAGAAGTCCGTTGTATACAAAGCCCACGATATAGGAATCAGCGGCGGAGAATTTTCTGTAGTTGCGAATCATTGTAGCTTTTGTCATTTTGTTGTCCTCTCTTTCTTTATCTTATGTACTTATTATACACCCAATCACCGGTAATGTCAAGCACTTTTTTCAAATTTTTTTATTTTTTTTTGTGGGGGTAATGAGTGCTTATTTCTGAATCCCGTCGGCTTTGTCAAGTCAGCGGAAGCCCTACTTGCGGTCTCACCATAGCCCCACCTCTTGATTATACTATAGCATACCCGCGCCCAGAAGTCAATGTACAAATTGCACAAATTTTGGGAGATTTTTTTGTGCAATTTTTTTGAAAAAACCGCTTGACAAACACTTGAAGATGTGGTATAATTGAATAACTCGGCGCGCTGCGGGAAGGGTGGGATCGCAAGCGCGCCGCGCATCCATTAGGGTAGCGGTTTTTATACAAAAACCGCTAAAAAATTTTCAACCGTCCGCAAGTCCTCTACCCTTGCCTTAATGGTAATCTTAGAGAAGTCCATCTCTACGAATTCACGCTCAAGGAAACAAGGGATAGTATCAATGAGCAAGTCCAGCATTTCGTCCAGACAAGGTGCGGTGTTCTCTACGAAGTAAATCTTTTCTACCATTTTTATTTCCTCTCTTTCTCTTTTCTATGGTTTTATTATACCACCGGATTTGGGGTTTGTCAACCCCCTTTTTCAAATTTCTTCGATTAAATAATCGAAAAGCCTGTCAACAATACTTGCGGAGGCGTCGATTGTATCGCCGAGCGTCCAGCCCTTCCGCACTTTTTCGTTGTCATCAACTAACACCTGAAAACCGCCTAATTTTCTGGTACAGTTTGCTTTTGTTGTGCCATACTTTACAAGATGGATTTCATCATACGGAAAACCGTATTTTTCAAGCCATTCAATTTTTGCCTTGCGCACTTCATTATCATACGCTTTTGTTGCGCCTTTTGCAAGCCAAGTGGTAACCACTACGCGCCAACCGCAAGCCTTGAAAGTATCAAGAATTTCAGCTAACTTGTCCATCTTGTAAAGTGGAAGTGCTTCAACATAAGGGCGAACATTTTCGCTTCTTAAATCTTCAAGCCAACCATCAACGCCGTACAGGTTTGCGATTGTTCCGTCCATATCGAATACTAAAATCTTTTCCATTCTGAGCACCTCTCTTTCTATGGTTTTATTATAGCACAAGGGGGTTGATTTTGTCAACCCCTTTTTTCGATTTTTTAGTAGAAAACTTTCTTTTCTACTACAATCTTGCCATGCCGCAACTCTTCGTGCTGCTTTTCAATGCGAGTCATCTTTCCCGCATAGTAGCAAAAGTAACCATCAGCAAAGGAATAAAAGTAGTAATAAGACTTCATTGTAAGTACCTCTCTTTCTCTTTTGTAACTTTAGTATATCACTTTTTAATCCGGTTGTCAAGCACTTTTTTTAATTTTTTAATCTAATCAAAATATCTTTATTATCTTTCATTAACTGTTCAAGAGTTTTAGAACAATAGTTATTCCAATCTTTTTGGCTAATAATACCTTTTAAATATTGTTCATACTTAATTTTATATTCTTTTTCATTCATAATTTTGTACCTGTCTTTTCTTTATTATATCTTTATTATACCATAAAAATTAGTTTTCGTCAAACATTTTTTTTATTTTTTTTGGTCGGGTGAAAGAGGCTTATTTCTGAAGAATGACTGCTTTGTCAAGTTATCACTCCCCCTACTTGCTTATCAATCAGAGCCGACCGCCTGGGGTTTTGTTTCTTTCTGATTATAATATACCATACCGGTTGCAAGAAGTCAATGTACAAATTGCACAAATTTTAGGAATAAATTTTGTGCAATTTTTTTATAAAAAACACTTGACAAAATCTGCAGAGTATGGTATAATGGTAAAATGCGGCCAGCTGGCGAAGAGAAGCGCACGTCAGCTGGCCGCCCAATAAAAAAAGAGCCTTTCGACTCTTCTTGTACAATTTGCCAAGATTATCCATCACCACAGTGCGTCCCACTTCTATTCAGTACTTGGCTGGGCCTTTGGTTCACATTTGTAACGCGCATATGGTGACGGCCATGCGCGAGAGTTGTCTTTGGCGGTCAGGTCTTATATCCTCAACTTGTGAGTTCCGCCCCTTGCGGTTGCCCTTTCTCAACTCTGTATTAAGTATATCATAGGGGTTGGAGTTTGTCAACCCCTTTTTGAAAACTTTTTATGCGGTAGCCACACGGAAATGATAAGGGTGAAAATAACCATCTTCAGTTTGAACAGTTATGCGAGCCTTGTGCATAGCACGCTCTGCATCAACTTTACGCCACTGAGAATAAGAACCAAAGTAGCGATACTGGCACATTTCCAAAGTGTGTCCTTCAGCTATTGCAAGTTCTACCATACGAGTTCCTTCAAAAGTGTGATCGAATAATGACATCATTTTATTTTCCTCTCTTTCTCTTTTCTATGGTTTAATTATACACCCGGGATTTTAATTTGTCAACCCCTTTTTTAAAATTTTTTTATTTTTTTATCCTTCCTCATACTCGGCGGGATCCACGCCCGCCGCCTCAAGAAGTTCCTCAGTGCTTACATCGTAACCCATTTCCATTGCTCTTAACAGTTCTTCAAACATTTTTGTTTCCTCCTGTTCTCTCTTTCTGATTATACTATACCACAAACTCCGCTTCCGGTCAAGTCTTTTCTGTAAAAAAGTTGCACAAATTTTGGGATCATTTTTTGTGCAATTTTTTTTCAATTTTTTGCTTGACAAAAGGTGCAGATCTGTGGTATAATGTAATTTCGGCGCTCGCACGACTGAAAGGAGCCGCGCTCGCGCCGCCAAAAAAAGAAGAGCGTTTACCGCACCTCTTCCATCTTTACAATGTAGATCTTCTTACGGATCTGCGTCCACTTGGTTTCCATTGCGGTGTGTCCGCTCCAAGGATCGTAGTTTGTAACATTCTTCTTGGTGAAGATTTCAACCTTATCATCATCATTCATTCCTTCGATCATTGCTTTGATTTCTTTTACTGTCATTTGTTTGTCCTCTCTTTCTTAGGTTGTGTTCTCTTGTTTTCTATGATTTAATTATACCACTTTTTGCCGGTTTGTCAATACTTTTTTTGAAATTTTTTTAATTTTTTTTGTATTCTAACATTACCACAAAAGCTGCATCTTTGTAATAAAAGCACATTGCTGCGCTGCTGATGTAGTCCTTTTCTTTTACATTATTATAATAGTTGATTGCTGCACCTTTGTTACTTCCAAAGTTTTTAATTGTTATATTTCCTTCTTTGTATGTAGTCATTTTTGTTATCCTCTCTTTCCCTCTTTTTATGGTTTTATTATATCATCTTTTCTATTGTTTGTCAATAGTTTTTTAACAAAAAACTAAACTCATGTTTGACCATTTGAGAATAGAGATTTGATTGCAAGCTCGTCCGATCTCTAAAGCTTCTTTCTTCGTATTTACTCTATGGCTTTTGTCAACATACCAAATACCATTTTCAAGCCACAAACCGCAATTTCCATTATATTTTTTGATGGCTTTTCTAACCTCGTTAATGTCTGTAATCTCAACGCCTTCAGTAGCTACTTGCCAGCCAGTTCTATAATAAATAGGCTTCCCATTTTTTAAAGTAAGTCCGCCATTATTTTCAATCTTTCTAAGTGTTCTAATGTTAATCATTTTGTCTTCCTCTCTTTCTTTATCTTATGTACTTATTATAAACCGGAAAACACATTTTGTCAATAGTTTTTTTGAATTTTTTTATTTTTTTCTACCTTAATTATTTCATCATCATACCTTGTGTAATCGGTGGTATTGTTAAAGAAGGTAACTTTTACGCGGTCTCCCTTACGGAAGCCATCTCCGCAGAAGTCCCACAAATTACCTGTCCCGTCAAGCACAGTTATAATTTCACCTTCTACATTGTCAACTTCACAAGTCATTGTGTAGTGTGTTTCAATGTAGCCCGCAAGCCCTGGCATTACAACAAAACACATCATCATCATAACAATAGCAATAGTATTTTCAAGCGCTCTGTAAAGTCCTCTGTTTTTTCTCATAGTTTCTTTCCTCTCTTGTTGTGTGTAGTGTATTTACCTCTTGTTACACTGTAAGTATAACACAACAAAAGAAGAATGTCAAGAGTTTTTTATTATACAAATTGCACAAAAATACATTGATATTTTTGTGCAACTTTTCTCTTGACATTTTATTAAATTTATGTTATAATTATGTGATTTGTTTATGTTGATGATAACACTTGTTATCAAACAACAAATTGTTGAAAGCTTCTCAATCACGCAAAATTCGGCAGGTCTTGGTCGTCGACCTGCCGAGCAAAAAAGATGTCATCTACACAACGTTTCTTTTTTAAGGGGCGGGGTATATTTCGGGAAAATAATTTTGGAAAATTTTATTTTGGCTTGTGCTCGACAAAAAACTCTCCAAAAGTATTTTTCAATTTCAAATACGATAAAATTCTCCAAAATTTCAAAAACGATTAATAACTTCTTCAGCACTTAAAGTCTCTGAAGAACGAGGATAATTCATTAAATCATTTTCAAATTTAATATCTACATTCATTCGCATATTTCTAACTTCTCTTTGTACTTGTTCTTTAATGCTTCCCCATCCCTGCTTATGAATTTCATTTTCTAAAGCTTCCTTAATAAAACCTCTATTAATTAATTTCTCAACTTCTTGTTTAACTACTTTTTCAGCTTCTTTCTTAACCGCATCTTCAACAAGCCCCTTAATAGTCTCCTTAGTAAATCCACATTCCGCCATTAACTGTCTTATTTCTTGTCGCATACAAATTTCTTCTACTTTCATTTTTCCTCCTCGGTAGGCTATCTTCGATAGCCTACTCTCTTAATTTAACCATTCCACCACTATCTCTTATTTCTGTTACACCAACACCATCACCAGGTTTCTGAATAATTAAATATTCTACATCAGTTTCTCTATCTGCTATAATCTTATAATTATAATATCTATCAATAGTTCCACTTTCAATGCCTACGATGCGGGAAGCGAGGTCCTCTTCCTCCACAGGGCTCGGCTGCCGCACAAAAAAGTTAACATACAATAAAATTATTATTGCCACAAAACTAAATATCATCAAAATTAATTGTATAAAATTAAGAAATTTTTTATCCATATTCTCTCCCATCATTTTATTATGCCACCCTTCCGCAATATCTGTAATTCTTTTAACCATTCCGCAAGTTGTCTATGATCTTCCGCACATTTTATACATTCTTGCTCTTGTTTTGCGGTTAAAGAATATTTTGGCATTAATACTAATGCTTTTCTATGAATTTCAAGTAGTTGTTCTTTCTTTTGTACAACTTCTTCGCAATGAATAATAGCCTCTTCTAATGTCATTTCTTATTCTTCGCTTTCTTGTGATTCATAATTCCACCACTTTTTTAACTCTTCATAACATGATTCACATAAATCTTTTGGTTCATCAAGATGCGGGCCACTATCATTATATTCATATACAAATTCTGCAATACCATATATTTCAGTTTTTTTATGATTCCATTTTGCAAATTCTTTTTTGCATCTATCACAATACATAACAACTTTGCGCATATTCTATTTCTCACTTTCTGCCTTGTCCGCTTCTATAATAGTTGGTGCATCAATCAATAATTCCTTTGCTCTACCAATCCCTTTATAAGTGTTCAAACCCTCAATTTGAGCATTATTTAATACATCAACAAATTCTCCTGCATCAATCAATCTTCCGTGTTTCGGAAGCGGAGTGCCGTTTGCAATAACTTTAAGCGGGATTTGAATAGTATCTTCATATTTAACATCTAATATCTGTGATGCTTTATATATTTCTTCTGGTATCTTAATTACTAACTCTATATCCGCCATATTTAGTCCTCGCTTTCTGCAACAATATAATGCTTTTCAGAGATTGTTTCTAATACTAAAACTAATACAAAACCTGCTTCTTCAAGTGTTTGTGCTATTTTGTCGTAGTAATCATCGGACTTGTTTACTTTCAATTCACCTAATTTCTTAATCATGCCGTTCCTTATCCTCACTTTCTGCCTTATACTTGTCGATTATCTTTAAGGTATATTTCAAACCCTGCGCCCACTTTTTGTCGATTTTGCTTTCTTCCTCTGCAACTTGCTCTATCTCGGCTCTTATCTTGTCAAGAACAGGCTCTTGCTCTAAGACTTTGATTGCGTATTCTGTTGCAAACTTCACATCTTCTTCTGTTGACCTAAATAAAAAATTGTTATTGTGTAACCATTGCAATATTCTTATAGCTTTATCTTGTTCTTCGTTTGTCATTTCTTATTCCTCATTTTCTGCTCTTACAACGTGTTCGTTTTCAAATACTCTTATACCATCAGGTGTGCCGCGCAAATACAATGTTACATACTTATTGTGCCAGAAACATCTGGGGCATAAACATCCATGATACTTCATTGGGTCGTTAAAAACACTATACATTCTGTTTCCACAACAACTTGTATAAAAGAATATACCATTTCCGTGTACTTCTTCAAGATACTGATAGGTTGCTTCTGCTTTTTCCATCATTCCTCACTTTCTGCCTTGTACTTATCTTCACATTCTTTACAGAAGAACAATCCTCCTGTTAATTCTTTTCCACATATCATACAGTTACCACGGGTTATCACTTCAATTTTATATGTCGGGCTTGCCTTGTATGGTTGGCAAAAATGCCTGTCAAACCAATTAACATACGGATGGCATCCACAAGTTTCACACTTTTTTGACTGGCAAACATTGTTCTCTGGGTAATAATAATCACAGTCTTTACAAGCATTTCGTTTGAACCATTGAATTAACTTATACAACATACTTCCTCACTTTCTGCCTCAAGAAAATCGTCTCTTTTTAAATCTTGGTCAAAATATAATTCATATGTTGTCATTCCTTGTCCCTCGCTTTCCTGTGGCTTAATTTCTGCCTTTGTCATCTGTTCGGTTAAAAGATGATATAAAATATCAGCTTGTTCTCCTAATTCCATTTTCAGCATAATGATTGTTTCTCCACATTTTCGAGTAACACACAATGCCGATTCATCCTTTAACTCTCTATCAAAAGAAACCGTCAATACATCGGATACATTTTTCATTTCTTATCCTCACTTTCTTGCATTACAATATTAGCATCATTATTTGACTTAATAGTATTCATCTCTTTTAATTCATCAACTTTAAATCTTAATCTTATTATCTCTTTCTTCAATTCATCAATCTTTTTATTTCTTTCTTCAACACCTTCAAGAAAACAATATTCTCCATCATTACCAATCCATGTAAATTCAATATTTTTTATTATTGCTTTTTTATATTCATTATATTTTTGCTGTAAAGCACAAATAGCAGAATTAAATAATAGCTGATAATTTGGTTCTTGTTGTATTCGTTTACCCATCTATCTTTCCTTTCAAAAGCCCCATAATTATTATGGGGCTAAATTACATATACGAACTATTTGTATACGAATTAATTGTATATGCTCTGTCGTCTCTCATTCGGCATCACCCACCTTTCATTGATTATTATTCATTTCATATTCTTTGATTTTAGCTATAGCTTCAGATGCAGAAAAAATTTCAATTACTTGAGCAAGAGGTCTATTTCCAAATATATTAATATATGTGGAATTTGGCAATGACTCTATTTTTCTCATACATTCCCAAGCATCATGCAGCCCATTATTATAAGCGTCTTGCACAGGAACAGGACTTTTATATGCTTCATTTTTGCCATTTATATAACCTTGCTGATAACCATTTTCATATGCTTTATCATATATACTATCAATAGCATTTGAACAAATATCTCTTTCGTATTGTATAGATTTCATTATCAATCACCCTCCTTTCGTTCATTTTCAATCAATGTTATCATAGTTGGTACTTTATTATCTTTCTTTTCAAGAATACAATCCATAGCATCTTTCTCAGATAAAGTACAGATTGAATGGAAACCATTTTCTGATATTACTTTTCTAGATTTTATACAATTATCACATTTCATTTGTCGTCGCCTCTTCTTGTGGCTTAATCCACTTTTTATAGCACTCTTGAAAAATCTCTTTAGTCATTACAAGTTGTACTTCATATATTCTACCACCGTATTGTGGTAATGGTTTATAAGCAAACAATTTATCATCATCAAACCTTAATTCTTCCTCGCTCATTACTTATACCTCACTTTCTTTTACCTTGCTAATAGAATTTTTTAGTTGATGGTCTCGACTTGCTATTGCAGTTGAAAAACAGTGATAACAATCTCCATAAAATTTTCTCTGTTTACATTCTTCTTCGGGAAATGTGTTTTCAAATATTGGCTCTCCTAAAAGAAATTGGTTTAAATCATGCGGACAATTAATCTCATTCATTATTTATTCTTCACTTTCTGCTTTATCTGCTTCTATAATTGTTTGTGCAATTCTAATATAATTACTGCCATAATTAGCATCATCAATAGCATTTAACGGTAAGTTATCAGCATCAATCAATCTCCCATGTCCTTTTGGAAGTAGTGTGCCGTTTGATATTGCCGAGCATACAAAACCTGCCATTCTCATATCCCAAATATTGTTAGCAGTACAGGCACTATTGTATATTTCTTCTGGTATATCAATCACAATCTGCATCTGTTTCACCTACCTCTCTCATTCCTTATCCTCACTTTCCTGTGGCTCAATCATGTAAGGCTGCGGTAATGGCATCCATGCAATTATTCTGCTTGTTGTCCATTCGCTATGTACTGTCGTTTCGCATATAACACGCTCATTCAAACTGTCTTGCAATCTGAAAATAGGATAACCACTATTTCCATCCACGCTTGTCATCATTGCATAACACACTCTGCCGTATGATGTGACAAGCACTCTCTGATTGACTTCGGGTAACCTCTCACTGACAGGAATCCACTTGTTTGAATTTTCCGAATTGCTTAATACGATGGTGTCCATTATAGCCTTAATTGACGGTTTGTAATAAATTGGTATATTATCTGCTTTCAAAAGATTATTTAATTCACTTAACGCTCCACCTATTGTCATTCTTCCACCTTCCATCTTTGCGCCGCATTGCGATCATATATTAACCGCCCTGTTTTTTCCGTACTGGCTTGCTCATAAGCCATTCCCAGACCCATCAGCGTTTCTTCCTGCACAACGCTGAACCGCTCTCCATCTATAACTATGTCATAGGCTTCGTCTAATGCCTTGCCTATTGCATCATGCCATCCTTTCTTGTATGCATCTTCATATCCTTGCATATAAGCCTGTTCACGCTCATTATGGATTGCATCCTCGCAAGGCTCACCATTAAAAGCCTGTTCGATTGCGGTTATCTGTTCCTCGCTGAAACCGCTTGATTGTAAGTAGCAAATGGCGTTTTCTCTTGTCATTCTTCTACCCCCATCTTTTTCTCTTTTTATTTTTTCTTATAAATATTATATCAAAAAATTTTTAATTTGTCAAGTGATGGAAACTTTTTCTTTAAAGTATATTTTTTTCCTTTGACCAAACTTGACAAATGAAAAAATTTTTGGTATAATATTTATAGAGCGGAGGATATTTTCCTCCATTTTTGAAAGGAGATTAATAAAGTGACAGAAAAAAAATATGCGGGAGGGCGACCACCAGAACCCGCTGAAGATAATTATATTAAAATGGACTTCAGCATTGACACCATAGAAGGTCGTCTTCAAAGAGTAAATGAAATTATCGCTAATACTCCTTCAGAAAAATTAACTTCTAAGTATTTAGAAAAAATGGGTACTTATCTTATAGATATATCTTTAGATAAAAAAAAGGATAAAAAATTTATATTAACAGATAATAATATGATAACAGTAAACAAGAGAGAAATGTCATTTGAAGGTTTAGTAAGTAAATTAGAAAATGGTGAAGATGGAATCTATAATATGATTGCAAATGATAAAAATATTATATTTGCACCAAAGTTAAATATTACTGAAGAAGATGTGCGGGAGATCCCTGGGATGAAAGAACTTAGAGAAGAAATTAATAAAGTAGAAGCTTTATCTAAGGCAGCCCGCGGGAAACGAGCTTTCTTACTTAAAAAGCAATTAATTGCTATGAGAAAAGATCAATATGTTTTAAGAAGTGCTTACCGCAAACCTATCTATTTAATGAATTTAAAAAAGAGTATCTCTAAATTAGATTTATCTGAAAAAGTTTATATGGATGCGGAAGGTGAGGTTCATAGTACAGGAGTTATTAATTTATATGATCCAAAACATATTTCTATGCTCTTGTGTAATTATTCACAACTTAAACAAGATTCTTGGGATAAGTTTAATAGTGATATTAAATGGATGATGATTGATTTAGAGCGGGTAGTGGATGCCGCGCTTGAAAAAAAATATCCATTATATTATGATTTACTTATTTATAAAATTGATGGATTATCAAATTTACAAATTCAAGAGAAATTAAATGAAAAATATGGAATTAAACATTCGGTTGAATATATTAGTTCTCTATGGAGAAATAAAATTCCTAAACTGATTGCGGAGGAGGCGGCTAACGAATGGTTGGTCTGGCACTTTACTCATGAAGAGGAAGGTTATTTCAAAAAATGTAGTCGTTGTGGGCAATTAAAGTTAGCTCATAATCATTTCTTTTCTAAGAATAGTACAAGCAAAGACGGATACTATAGTATTTGCAAAAATTGTCGCAATGCAAGATCAAAGAAAAATAAAATAATTCCTAAATCTCAAGTATAAAAGATTTTGGCATTTTGGGCAATACAATATATTGTGATAAGTGTAATTTTTATATAAAGTATAAAAGGAGGAATAAAAAATGAGTATATGTGGAATCTATAAATATCAAAATTTAATAAATAATAAAATTTACATTGGAAAAACTATTGATATTGCTCAAAGAAAAAGAGATCATAGAAGTGATGCTTCAAATCCTAAAAGAGATAATTGTATTTTTCATAAGGCTTTAAGGAAATATGGTGAAGAAAATTTTTCTTTTGAAATAGTAGAAGAATGTAGTAAACAAGAATTAAATGAAAAAGAAAAATTTTGGATTCAATATTATAATTCTAAAGTGCCTAATGGTTATAATATGACAGCAGGAGGAGATGATGGACAAGCAGATCTTTTTAAAAAAGCAGTTTATCAATATGATTTAATGGGTAATTTTATTGCAGAATATGAAAGTGCTTCAGAAGCCGCTCGACAATTAAATTTATTTAAATCTAATTTAACTGCAGCTTGTCGCGGAGAAACTTCTCAATGCGGAGGATTTCAATGGAAATATAAAAATGATGATAAAATAATAAAACCAATAGCAGAAAAAAATGGAAAGTTAGTAGCTCAATATGATAAAGAAATGAATTTAATAAAAATATATACTAGTGCCGTAACCGCCTCAAAAGAAACAAATATTGGAGTGAGTAGTATTAGAAATTGCTGTAATGGAGTGTCTAAAACTGGTGGCGGTTATATTTGGCGGCACTGGGAGGAGGAATGATTATGGCTGAACAACGTTTCTGCTCAAAATGTAAAAAAACAATGGCAGATGTGAATTTTTATACTTATAAAGATGGAACAAAATGTGAATTATGTAAAGCCTGTCTTACGATGCACATAAATAATTTTGAACCAGATACTTTTTTATGGATCTTAGAAAAATTTGATATACCCTGGTTGCCTTGGGAATGGAATGTTTTAAGAGATAGAGCTTATCAAAAAGATCCTTATAAAATGAATGGTATGTCTGTTTTTGGTAAATATTTATCAAAAATGAAATTAAAACAATTTATTGATAAAAAGACAGGAAAATATTATGGCTGGGCTGATAGTGAAATACTTCAACAAAAGCACGAAGAAGAAGCTAAATTATATGGTCAACCTGCAGATATTGCCAAAGAACAATTAGATCAAATGAAAGAAGCTTTTGAAAATGGTGAAATAAGTGAAGCTCAATACTTGACATATGCGGAGACCCATACACCTGAACCCGTTATAGAACCCACTCAACCAGCCCCTCCGCCTCAGGATTCTGCTTATCCTGTCGGTGGTGATTTTGAACAAGTTGAGTTAGTTGATATAGGTGCGGAACTGACTCAAGAAGATAAGGTTTATCTTGCCATGAAATGGGGAAGGCTTTATAAAGCAGATGAGTGGGTAGCTATGGAAAAACTCTATAATGAATTTATGAATTCATTTGATATTCAAGGCGCAGCCCGCGAGGATACATTAAAAATGATTTGTAAAACAAGTCTTAAAATGAATCAAGCTATAGATTGCGGGGATGTAGATTCTTATCAGAAATTATCAAGAGTTTATGATGCAATGATGAAATCCGCGAAGTTTACAGAAGCACAAAATAAAGAAACTAAAACAGATTTTGTTGAGTCTGTTGGTGAAATGGTTGCTTATTGTGAAAAACATGGTGGTGAAATACCAGAGTTTAAAATTGATGTGCCTTATGATATTGTTGATAAAATTATAGATGATTTAAAACAGTGGAATAAGACATTGATATATGAAGATAAATCTCTTGCAGATGAAATTGAACAATTCTTAAAGAAAAAAGAAATTCAAGAAGAAATGAAAAGAGATAAAGAGAAAGCTAAAGAAAAAGGTTTGGATCAAGTAGAATTAACTGATGATGATTATATTAAGTTTAGAGAAGCTATAGAAGCTGATAAAGAACAAGATGCTGAACTGTATGCGGGAGGTGGGGATGAAGAATGAGTTTGCAGAACCTTTTAGATTTATCCGAATCCCGCTCATCTGCAAAGCAAGAGTTATCTGAAGAAAGATTAAAGGCTCAAGTTGAACCTTTAAGATATTTAATTTCTTTTTATAGAAAATATCCAGATTATCTTGTAGATAAAATGTTACATATAGATGAATATGGAACTAATAATCCAGAGAATCCATATAACCCGCATAACTTTAAGTTCTTCTTTTATCAGAGAATCTTTTTAAGAATAGTTATGCGGCATCGTTATGTGTATGCAACCTTTCCGCGTGCTTATTCTAAATCGTTTCTATCTATGATGGTTTTAATGCTTAGATGCGTACTTTATCCTAATAGTCAATTATTTGTTACTACGGGTGGTAAAGAGCAGGCGGCAAGTATTACAATAGCAAAGATAGAGGAGATTTGTAGGCTAATCCCGCAATTAAATAATGAAATAAACTGGGATCGTGGTGTTTCTAAAAAATCTAAAGATGATGTGCGGTATGTATTTAAAAATAAATCAAGTATAGATATTCTTGCGGCAAGGCCTTCTTCCAGAGGTCAGCGTAGAACCGGTGGACTTATGGAGGAATGTGTACTTATAGACGGAGATATTCTTAATGAAGTTATTATTCCTACTACCAATGTAGATAGATTACTTCCAGATGGTAGTAGACATAAAGAAGAAGTTATTAACAAAAGTCAGATATATATTACAACCGCGGGTTGGAAAAATTCCTTTGCATATGATAAGCTGATTGAGCTCTTGGTTCAAAGTATCGTAGAACCAGACGCCGCAATGGTTATGGGTGGTACTTATAATACACCTGTTGTTGAAGGATTGTTAGATGAAGACTTTGTAGAGCAGTTAAAAATGCAAGGAACTTATAATGATGATTCATTTGATCGTGAGTATAATTCGATTTGGTCTGGTTCAGTAGAGAATGCTTTTTATTCTGCTGAAAAATTTGATAAACATAGACAGTTATTACAGCCAGAACAGGAATATAGCGGAAGATCTTCTAAAAATGCTTATTATGTAATAGGAGTCGATGTTGGTAGAATTGGGTTAATGTTAGCTCAAGTAAAATTCCTTTAATTGCTGGGAACTCCTTGAAATAGGACAATCAGCAGCCAAGAATTAAAATTTTGTATAAAAAGTTGGACAACTTTATATACATTAAAATTCACAAAATTCATATATAATATCAAAAGAAAGGAGATATTATTATGAATTTAGATAATACTAAAATTATTACTTATCCAGATTTTATTTTTAATCAAGAATATAGAATTGATAAAGAAGGCAATGTTTATTCTCCTTATAGAGGATGGCATTTAGTTAGTCAACAAGAAATTCAAAAAGGATATTTACGAGTTGGCTTAATGACTAATAAAGGAAGAAAATTTTTTATGGTTCATAGACTTGTTTTAGAAGCCTATCAGCCAAGAAAAGATAGTTTACAATTACAAGTAAATCATAAAGATGGGGATAAACATAATAATTGTTTAGATAATCTTGAATGGTGTACTGGGTTAGAAAATATTAGTCATGCATATAGAAATAATTTAGCAAATAAGGCTAAAGGAGAAAATGCTGGATGTGTAAAATTAACAGAACAACAAGTATTAGAAATTTGTGAATTAATACAATCTGGAACAGATAGCTTAACTGCAATAGGTCAGAAATATGGAGTTAG